CGAAATGGACAGACTATCCGTCAGTACCAGATTATGATGTTGTTCCAGAAGCGGACGACCTTATTAAAGAAGTAATCAAAAGCGTACAAGACGAAGTCTTAAAACCAATTGCAGAAGCTATGAAATTCAATAATGAACGCTCAGACGCTTCGCCTACGCTTAACCAAGTGTTTGGACTAGCTCACGAAAAGGTGTGCAAGTCTTTAAACATTTTAAATGCGTATCAGCAGAACATAAAGGAAGCTCAAGAAATAGAACGCAAAGAACAAGAGTTACTTGCTTCTTTCGATGAGCCACCGTTCTAATGTGGGTTGAGATAGTAGGTTGTTTATTTATAAGTATTATGGCTGTTACTTTTGTATGGGATTTACAAAATTGGCTTATACGCAAAATAAATAACGAACCTAAATTAACCGAAACAGAAATATGGACACGCGAATATCAACGTGATGTTCCAACCGTCTGGACAACAACAGACACCCAATAGGGCAGAGCTAGGACTATGTGCCTAGCTCGGTGTAAGTCGAATAGCAGATAAAGTAGAAATTCCGCACTTCTATATTATTTCTATTTCTTTCACGGGCTTACACCGAGTTAGGCATACGGCTTAACGATTAACTAAAAGAAATGAGGTATCAAGTTATGGAAAAACCAGAGCTTGTTGGTGTGAAAGAGTTAGCAAAAGAACTCGGTCTTGACCGTGGTACAGTTGCAACTTGGAATCATCAAGGCAGACTTCCTCAACCAGATTATATATTAGGTGGTAATCCTATCTGGTTTAAGGAACGAGTAATCTCTTTAATCAAAGAGAATGCGTGGATTGTATCTCGCTTAGAAGTGAGTATCTAATGGCAGATATAGTTAGATATTTTCGTGGCGAACACATACCCGCGTATATAAAAAATAAAAGCCAACTTATTGCATACGTGTTAGTTAAATACAGAGATAAAGCGCCAATATCAAATGGCGAGTTTGTATTTGACTTACGTTGCACAAGATTTGGCGCAATCATACATAACCTACGTCATAATGACGGCTGGGTTATTGAAACCGTACAGGGTAAAGAACAGGGTCATTTTGTTTTTTATCTTGTATCTAAACCAGACGACGTAGACGGGCAAACCGCTCTACGTTTAGTTTGAGAAAGTAGGCAATTATGCAACCAAAAAACGACGAGATAATCGTCGCTCAATGTTGTTTTAAAGGCGCTATTGATTTAGCGGTAGCTAATAAGATTACCGTTGAAGAAATAAACGATTGGACAACAACATTTACAGAAGCAATTATCAGCAAGTATGGAAACAAAGTTAGCGTAGTTCAAAGCGACGCTAAACCAGTTTTCAAACCAAAAGATAATTACAAGAAAACTAACAATAGTAAGGCAACAGTTAAGAATCCCGACGCAACAGTAACGGATAAACAACTATGGCTCTTAAATAAGTTAGTAGCTGAATTACCAGCAGACCAACAAAACGGCTTCGCTGGATTAATTAAAGAAAATATGAAAATGGGCTTGGCTTCATCATTAATCGGCGAAATGCAAGAGATTATTGACGGTCAAAAGCCAGTAGCTAGACCTGTAGAGGATATAGCAGACAACGAAGCGCCATTTTAAAATGGACGACGGCAACAAAATACAGAGTGACTTATACTTTGCTATTGTTCCAGAGTGGATTATTGACGCGCCAATATCCGCCCAAGCCGTCCGTCTTTATGCAACGTTGCACAGATACGCTGACAAAACGGATAAGACTTGTTATCCGTCTATCAACACGATAGCCAAGCGTATGCAAGTTAGTGTATCTACCGTTAAGAGAGCGTTAGACGAGTTAAAAGACGTCAAAGCCATAACGGTAGAAGCACGTTATAACAAAGCAACGGGCGAACAAACAAGCAACTTATATACGCTAATGACCGTTCCAGCGTTCATATACGAACCACCCCAGACCACATACGAGCTAGAGGGCAGTTCGTCAGAGAGCTACAAACTAAAGTCATATAACCAAAGTAAGTTTGCCGAACAATATTCGGCACTAGTAGAAGCTTTTTACAAGCCTAATACTAAAACAGAAATTAGTGGCTTTAACAAATGTGCTAAACAATTATACGAAGCAGACGCGACCTACCAAGATATTATTGATAGAGTTCTTGTATATAAAAATAAGTGGACTAATATGACAATTACCCCTTATGCAATTGTTAAGCATTGGACGGCGTTAGGAATACTATTAGAGGAAAATTCAGTTAAAGACGCGCCTATGTGTGTAGGTGCAGAACATTTACAAGTAATTAAATTTGATGACGGATTTACTTACTGCGGTAGATGTAAGACAGAATATCCCGAAAAAAATCCTTACGAACCAAGTTAGCAAAAGAGTATTGGGCAAACAGAGTGAAATAGAGCCGTAAGAGAACTACGGACGTGGTGCCTTTCCGAAGTATTAACTTCACGAAGCTTCGCCATAGTTGAACATCACACTTGCCCAGCTATTCGAAACTATATCCAAAATTTTTAAGAACTTCTACGCAGACATTTTCTATTTCGTCAAGTTCAAAACTTACAATACCTTTACTAGAACCGTCAGGCATACTCACTTGTATAAATGGTTTAGACATACCGCCAAAAGCCCTATGCGAAATATCACTTTGTAATTTAGATTTATAAAAGACTTTAGATAAGGGTTCAACTTGCTTACCCGCTTTAACTTCTACTCTTAGACCAGTAGCCCAATTTTCTTCGTGCGCGTCTGCACCGTGAAAACGATTATCAGGTATTCCTAATTTTTTACGCGCTAAGTTTTGCTTACGCCTACCTTTAGAACGATTACGTCTATTAATACAAGTTCTACACTTACATTTAGTTTTTATTTCATTAGTAGTAGGGCATTTACCCGCCATACGTTTATTAGAATTAGATTGACCAATACCAGACATACCAGCATATTTACGCGCTTTAAATTCTGCGTAGCTTTCGTTAGGTTCCCACTCTATTGATTGAGTAATTTCTTTTCCTGCACTTTCAAGCGTTTCATATATTCGCTTTCCATAGAATCGCAATTTTCCATACGAGTACGGTAATAACAAACAACAGAAATACGTTCGCCGTCCTCACTATTTTTAATTAGTTCAGTATTGCCGTGCCATTGGTGCGCGTCAAATACTAACAAGTCTTTATGTTCCATTTTAAAAGCAATACGATATTCTGGTAAAACAAGATAACCGCCCTGCATATCGCCTTTCTTAATACAAGCTAAGGTAGATATTCCCTCATCTAAGTCGCCTTTATCAGTATGAACACCAGTAGGATATGAGTTATTTACAGTTACCGTAGTAAATGGTGTATTAGGAATAACCCAATCTTGATGAGTTCTATTTACAAATTCCATTTGTGCGTTATATCTTTCAGGTGCTACTCGTTTCATTTCGTCGCCAATAAATTCAAATAATGGAAATAATTTTTTATACTTATCCATTTCTCTACCAGAAAATGCAGTAAGCCTACAATATTGTTTAGCGCCAACTGCGTCAAAGCTACCTATAATTGCACTCGCAATACTTTTTGCAGTAGCAGAACGTTTTCCCTCGCCTTTACTTAGGCGTGGTGTTCCAGAAGCAAGACCTCTATTATTAGTTTGGTAAGCTTTAAGTTCGTGTAAAGTTTCATAAGTTTGTTCTACAACAGAATCAGGTATTACATTTTTTTGAAATATTGCAATAACTTTACCGTCTATACCTCTAACGGTTGTGTCTTTGTGAATTAATAAATTGTAATCCTCATCAGTAAGAATCTTACCTATTTTTTGTTTAAGTTCATCATTACTAATTTTTGTTCTAAGTCTTATATCAATCATAATCTTATTATACTATCCGTTCCCGCCAGTATCTTGCCACCCTTTAGAATCTAATAAGTCATTAATAAAATTATCTATTGCTTTAGCTTTAAATTGTAAAAATATTTCATCTACAATTTCTGTATATTCTTTTTGATTATATTTAGAAATATCTATTTCTTTAATAACTTTGACCATACGTTCAATCATTTTTTACCCACCTAACATTGTCTATATCAAAAGTATATTCTTTTAAAAAATTAATATATTTATTCCGCCAAT